ACCTGATCCCAACCAGCGATGCGGCTGTTGTCAGCCTTTCGCCATGTGATGCCCATCTTCTGAAACCGCTCGCCAATGCTAGGCCCGCCGTCGATTTTCCAAACGCTTGGATCGCCCACGCCGTAGTTGATCTTTGGATCGCCGCGCTCCATCGACCGCATCTCAGCTGCAATCGCCTCGGCGGTCATCTTCAAGCCGCGATTGTTGTTGCCGCCGTAAAATTCTCTGTAGCAGACCAGCGCGCCTTCGGGGATCATGCGGTCGCCGGTGTTGTGGTCTTCAGAGGCGTGCGCAAACCAAAGCACGCAAAACGGTGCAGCTGAGCCGTGGTCGTACGATCTAAAACGCAGCCAATGGCGCGGGATCGTGAACGGCTTGCAAATGTGCATCTCGCGGCGGAACACATCGCCGAAATAGCTGCCGACCACCAAATCCCAGTCGCCTTCTCGCAAGGCGCGCTGTAGCTCATCTGGCAAGCCTCCAAATGCGCCGGCGTAGTCAGCGTCGAGGTATTTGTTATCCGCCATCTTCGCGGGGATAAAAATAGTCGTCCAACCCTTCGACGCCGGGTCGTTGGGATCAGCCGTGCTTTGGTCGTAGAACACGCTTTCTGGCGGCGCCGGGTCGATGAAATTGGCTTTCAGCCATTGATGCGACCGACCGCCTGGGTTGGCTGTCAAAATGATCCGCGGCAACTGTGCCGCCAAACGCTCTGGCGGCTTCCAACCGCCCAGCCGATTACGAGAGCGCAGGAAGCTGATCTGATAAGGCGAAAACTGACCCGCCTCGTCAATCAACAGCGCGTGGATTTCAGCGCCTTGGTAGCGGTCGATGTCGCTGTCGCTTTCGGCATATCCGCATGTGATGCGAGAGCCGTTGAAAAACTCAAAGGCTTTGCGGTTTTCGTTCCACTGGCCCAACGGCTCGGGTAGGTCCGCACGGATGAAGCGGATATGATTGGCCTCAAGCTCTGTCAACGTGCGCCGAAAAATGTAGGCTTGTAAACCGGGGCAGTTGACAGCCAGGTAAATCAAATCCCAGCGACCGCTCGTGGACTTTCCACCGCCTGCGGCGCCGCCAAACAGGATTTGCCGCGCTGTTGTGTTGTGCAAAAGCAACTGACGCGGTTGCGCGTCGTACTTGTCGCTCAGGTCGATGACGGTCTTTTGTGTCACCTGTAAACCATGAATTTTTGATTTTTGTCTAAAACTGTCAACTCGTGTCAACCGCGTGCGCGGGCGCGCTATATACGCATACGTTTGCGCGCGAGGCGGCGCCTGGGGGGTGGGTGCGCCCCCGCGCCTGCCCCGCGCTGCGCGGCGTTGAGGCGACCGCCACCGCGCAAGCCGGAAAAGCTGTTATTTATCAACGGTCCCGTCTGACACCAGATCAGACGCACCCGCCGTCATGTCCAAAATCGTGGGATTTTCGACGGTCACGGCGTCGTCGCGGCCGGCGCTTATGTTAACCGTAACCGCTGGCGCGCGCCCGCTGCTGCGCGATGAAAAGCGCGGATCAAATACGTCAAGCAGCGCTTTGCCAGCGCGCCAATCGCCCGTTTTCGACGCGCTGCGTAAACTGTTTAATTGTTCGTCAATTAATGTTTGGTTTGCCCGCTCCAATGCCATGGCAAAGGATGGGTTCTTATCTTTCCACGCAAACGCTGTAGCGGGCGTAATACCCGCCAGCTTTGCGGCGCCGCTGAGACTGAGGCCACGCCCAACAGCGTCCACGATTTCTTTCAGCCGCTCCGGCGTGGCCATTCCGGCAGAGCCTTTGAGGTGGCTCCTAATCGGCGCATTAGCTTCCACAGGCATTGCCGGCGCGTCGAATTTGTCGCCCAACTTCCAGCCGTATCGCTTCACACGTTTGTAAACAGCCTGGCGGCTCACGCCGAATTCATCGGCAATCCGCGTCACTGGGACGCCGGCGCAAAACTGCGCGCGTATCAATGACCAATCGGCCTTTGTATCAGCAACCATTCAAAAAAAGCGCCCCGCAGGGCGCTAGTCTCTTATCACAGGGAAGCAAATGATAGGCTTGGGCGGCAAAAACCCAAGCCTAAAAAAATATCGCCCAAAATTAGCCGGAAGTGAACAGCCGCGCGCGCTTTTGGTTTTGTTTGGTGATGGTATTATTTCTAATTATCTAACCATTGCCGGCGCTGTTCATAACTGAGCGCTTCTAATAGCTCGACAATGGCTCTGTAATGCCAGCGACCATCGCCTTGCAAGCCCTGATGGACCGCGCCAAGCGTCACACCCAGCCTCGCCGCTAATTCCCTCTGATTTATTCCACAACGCCGCAAGCGGGCGCTTAAACCGTCATGTCTCATAGCGCCTTTATAGCGTTCTAGAAAAAAAACACAAGCACGTGTGCTTTGCGTGTTGACTGATTGCACATGGAAATAATATAAAAGCACATATTCATGCGTAAACGGGAGCAAAACAGATGGACACAACAGACATTCGCAACGCCTTTCGCGCGCTGCCCTGCAGCGATCTTGTGGCAGAGGTCAAGTATTTGGGGCCAACCAATCGCCTTGGATCGCGTTGGAAGGCAACCATCCCTGCGTATAACTATCGGGACGACCGGCTGCAGCACGTTGCTTATACCGATTGCGGTTTGAGCCACGCGGAAAACGCCTATTCGGCGGTGTTGCAACTGATCGAAAAAATGCGCGCGGCGGGTTTTTGCCAAATCAATGACCGTGTCGCGTTTGATTTCGAAATCATTGCAGAGGTCAACATTGGGGCGTGTGACAGCAAGTACGGGTTTCTGATCCGTCAAAACTGGCATGACTAATCCATTCGGGCGCCGTTGTGCGCCCGTTTTATTTTTCGCAGGAGTAAACACCATGACCAAACGCAAAAATAGTGAAGCCGCCGCCGGCTTGCCGGTCGATACCTATAAACATTTGCAAGCCGCTTTCGACCATTTCAACGCCGCGCTGTTCGGCGGTGAATTGCCGCCGGCTATGCTCACAATCAACACCAGCAAACGGAATTGCCACGGCTATGCGTGGCAGGATCGTTTTGAACACGTCGAAACGGGCGCCAAGGTTTCAGAAATTAGCATGAACCCGGACAGCTTTGCGCGCGGCTTGCGTGAAGCCATGGGGACGTTTGTCCATGAAATGGCGCACCACTGGGAACACACTTGCTCGCGTGAAACCGTGTCGCGCGGCGGCTATCACAATAAAACCTGGGCCAATAAGATGGAAAGCGTGGGCCTGATGCCGTCGGACAATGGCCAGCCGGGCGGCAAACGCACCGGACAAAGCGTTACTCATTACATCATCAGCGACGGGCCATTTGCTGCGGCATTCGACGCAATGCCGGCGTCTATCAAATTGGACTGGCACGGCATCAGCCAAGCGACACCAACGCGCAAACGGCCCAAGGCGAACAAAATTAAATATCAATGCTCGGAATGCGGCGCGAATGCGTGGGGAAAGCTGGGCCTGGGCCTCGCGTGCGTGGGCGAGGAAGGCGCAGAGCATAGCCCGGTTTTAATGCAAGCCGCCGAATAATCCCCAGCTGACGCGGGCGCCGTTGCGCGCCTGCTTTTTCTCTCTGCAGGAGTTAAAGAAATGGAAATTTCAGTGTTCAAGCGTGATGATCTCATCGCTTTAGAAGTGGGCGATCACCACGTTCATTGTCGCGGAAACATCGAAACAGCCTCAACGTTTCTCATTACATATGAGGCGGATTATGGGCCTTTCACCGCAAGGTTTTATCAGCATCGCGTTAACCGCCCAAAAGGCGTCAAAAATTGGTGCGACTGTCTACGCTATTGCGTCGAAAAATTACATTTTGAGTCTCGCGACATACTCAACCTGGACGCCTGCTGCTGACCGCCCCCAGCCAACGCGGGCGCCTTCAATTAACCCGCCAACTTCAGAACCGTTTCCGTCCATCTTCTGCGCGCGGTGTCCGGGTGTATCCCGTGACGCCGCGCAACCTTTCTCCAGCTAATTCCGCTGGCCACGTCCCATAACAGCCTGCGGCGATCCTCTGGCGCCCGCAGGATGATTTCGGTGGCCCGGTCCAGCAAATCAATTTGCGCCGCCGTGGGGCGCTCCAAGCGCGTCTCTAGCGCCTCCCACCCGTAGGCGGTCCATTTATCGTGCAACACATCGGGCCACGCGCACCGCACGTCCGCCGGGCGCACGCCGTTGGCTGGCAAGCGCCGCGCGACCCATGCGGCTTCGGATAATAGATCGGCGATTTCAGACGCCGAGGAATTTGGCGATATCTGGTTCCTCACGCAATCGGTAATCTTCAATTTTTGCACCATTGAACGCCTCCAATACCTGGGCCGCTGTGTCGGGCCTATGCGCCTCAATCAATTTAATCGCCGCTTCAACCGTCCAAACCTCGGCAGTCTCATCCCCAACAATTGTCGCGGCGTCCTGTACGATCACGAGCCGCCGCCCATCCTCTTTGATACCGTCAACACACCGGGCCGGCATTTGCTCAACGCCGGCTGTCGTGGCTTCCTGATCCATAAAGTCATAAGCGCGCCGCATCCCGGCGCCGTGTGCCGTCACCTCGGCCATCGTGCCGTCAAGACACGCCGTGTGCCAGAGCGTAAACTGCTTCACATACCGTTTGCGTGTTTCGTACGAAACAACACTTGGCAACCGCCCCCGCCCCCATTTGTTGTCGGCGTCATCTATACGCCGATTGACCGCCGCCACTTCAGCCATGAACGCATCATGCGTTTCCGCCTGGTCACGACGCGGGGTATACGTCCATTCGGTTTTGGGCTGTTTTTTTTCGCGAGGTCTACGCATCGGCGGCACACCCATGACAGGGTACGGAACAGCCGGTATGTGTGCGTGAACACACATACCGGCTGTTCCGACCCATGTCAATGTGCAGAGTGTGCGAATTTTCCGACAAAACGTCAAAAAATAGCTTCATCACGCAAAATCCCGATTTTGTTCTCGTGAAGTACCACCGCGCCTTTATCCCGGAGCCCCTTGGCGGCTTTGATATAGCTCCTCAGCGTTTTCATTTCGTCCTCGTCAAAAACCTCTGCGCTGTAGAACGGCAAAAGCTCGTCGCGCTCAAAAACATCAGCCACGTCAACCTGCCCACCTGACTTACTCCATCGGGCCGGTCGCGGCTCGCGCGTCCCTGATCGCAGATTGTCGATAATGTTTTTCAAAATTAATTCCTCGCCTGTCAGCCTCGGCCCATCGTCTTCTTGCTGGTATTCCATCGCCTCGACGATGCATGATGAATAGGGCTTGCCGCGTGTGTTGAAGCCGAGATCAACCGAAACAAGCCGGAAGCCGCGATCCCGCCATGTCGGCAAATCTTTTTGTTTGGTTACATTGGCAACGCCCATCCCTTCCGCCACCTGCCGCAATTCAATCACTGTGTCCACGCCTGCCAACAATGCTGAACTCCCGCGCATCCCCTCGCCTGACTTGCCTTTGTGATGCACCATGGCGCGGTGTATCGGGTAATCGAACGCGTCGCGCACGCGGTCAAGGTTTGCCAACACAATGCCCATGTCACGGGCTTGGTTTTCTTCTGCGCCGGGGCTGACCTTGGCCAAAGTGTCAAAAAATATCAGACTGATTTTGTGACTCGACGTGGCGTTGATCGCTTTGATGGCCTCAATCAACGGCAACGTGTCGGCGTCCTTGTCAAACATATCCAGCGGCGCAGGAATGATGTGCAACGGCACATCCACGTCCATGCCAGCCTGGCGCATGGCGTCGCGCCGCTTCCAGATGCCGCCGCCACCTTCTGCGGATATGTAAAGCACGCCCACTTGGTTACAATCTAAGCCCATGAACGGCTCGCCGGCTGCGGCACAGCGGGCCAAATGTAAGCACCAGAACGTCTTACCGATTGCGCTTTCGCCGTAGATAATTGATGCGCCGCCCTCAGTCAGAGTGTCCTCAACAAAATCATGCGGCGGCTCGCCGCCTTCATCTGTAAACGCATAAAATTGAATTGGCGACCTTGGCTCCGGTGCGAACTTCTCAGCTGTCGCAACGATGCGCTCAAGGTTGTTATAGGTGTTACCTGGCCCCGGCCCTGCGCTACATAGCAGCTGTAAAAATCGCAAAATAAATTTCGGATCGTTACCTTTGGCGCGTAACGCGGCTGCCACCCGCAAGGCGTGGTGATAACGATCCTCGCCTTTTTCCAGCGCCGCTATGCCCGTATCAACGTCATAGCCGCCGAATTCGCCAAACGGCTCGTGTGCATCTTGCCGCGTGGTGTCTTTTTCAACTATAGCGGCTTGCACAAAGATTGCCTCACGATCAAGGCCATTTAGGCTGCTATCGTCTAGGTTGAAACCAGACGTGCAAATAAATTGACGCGCCGGCTCGCCTGTAAACCTGCCAAACCAGAAAGCTTTGCCCAATCCTTTGCTTTGCGGGTCCACCAACCCGCCCAAGACGCCGTTCAACCGGGCCAAAAGCCGCTCATATTGCTCAACCGGCACGCGCCCAGACAGCGGACACATCACGCGCCATTTACGCTTGTTTGGCGTGTCAGATGGCGTGGTGTAGATGCAAGCAGTGATGTTGGCATCTTCGAGGCGATGCTGCGCCCATTCGGGCGATTTTTCGCCGTCATCGTAATCGAATTCAATGCCGGTTAGAAACTCAACATCCTCATCCGCCCTGACGCCGCCCTCGCGATAAATGCGCCAACTAAGCATCGGCAGCGACATTTTTGGGTTTTGAGGCTTAGGCGCTGGGTCGCGCTCAACTTCCGTTATGTACGGTCTAAGCTCGTCTAATTCATCAATATTGATTTTTTTCAATTGGCCGGGCCGGTCAGCCCGCGCAATCAATGTCAGTTCCATCGCCACCCACCAGGCGCGGCAAATCCTTCAATCGCATCGTGATTAACCAGTCTTCACGGTCTGCCTTTTTGAGAAGAATGTCCGCGCCACTTAGCCACTTATAATCAAGGCGAAAACCGTCAGCCCGCGCCTTCACTTCCACAATGAGATCAACGCCCCTTGGCGTTGTCAGGGTAAGATCGCCGGGGTGTGTGGCTACTGCTCCGCTCAACGGAACTTTTACCACCTCGAACCCTGGTAGATAGGTTTGCAGCTGATCGCGCGCCTCCCGCTCTCGCCTTCCGCCTTTATCTCTCGACGCTTTGCCCATGCCTCGGTTGTGCGTCTGAAAAAATGCTCCGGCAATATTTTTTTCCCTCAAATGGGAAAAATATGTTGCTTTGTGGAAGAAAGGGACTTAATGACGAAATGCTTGCTTAAATATGAAAGGCGCGCAAGCCTACAAAAAACGAGCAAGGGAAGTGCAATGAGTGAGTTCAACAACGAGGCGTTTTTGAAACGCCTTGAGTGGTGTCGCGAAAATCTTAAGCGACATAGTCAACGGGAAGTCGCGGCTGTCCTTGGGTGGAAAGGCTCAGGATATGCCGACATAGCAAAGGGGCGAAAAAGATGCACACTTCAAAGCGCCGTGGAACTGGCAGGTTATTTCAAAGTCCCACTGTCGTTCCTGGTCCATGGAAAGACCGAGCCAGAGCAAATGCCTCTGCATTTGTTAAAGGCAATCGAACAGCATCAGAATGCAGCAAATGTGCTGATACAGCCGATCAAGCTAACCCAATAACATTTGGCGATTGGGTGATTGAGTACAGTTACCCAGATGTTTTAACGCTAGATGAGTTAGAACAAATTAGTGCAGACGCGGTGAAACATTATGTCGCCGCTGGCGTCAATCTTGAGCGTCGCGAGGT